GAGTGCATAGTGTGAAGTATATTATAGAAATGTATATAGAAAGTTGCGTTTGGTTACTTATAAAAGTAACTCGGTTTGGTTCTTTGGCGAGTCAAAGAACAGAAAAAAACCTCTATAGAAATAAATCTATAGAGGTTATAAAAGTTATTTAGATAATCTTTCTTTCATTTGTTTCATAATATCTGATGTTGCAGTTGTAGAAACTTTGTTTGTTTGAGACTCTTTATAATCTGCAAACCATTTTTGACCAAAGTCTTTAGTATGTTTGCCATCATTCCAAGTCCAACCAGTATAGATGTTAAACATTGAAACCATCATATCATATAAGAATAAACCATTATGTAAAGATGCTTCAGCTTTGATTATATTGTTAGGTTTTACATCTTCTGATGAATTTTCAATAACTTGTCTTTCAACAAAGTTCTTATCTAATTCATCAAGATATTTAGTTTTAGATGTAAGAGACCAAGCAAGTTGATTAAGTACACCACCTATAAGATATACTGCATCTTTGTTCCAATATGGATTGGTTTCACCTGACATTTTCTTTTTCTGTTCGATTGGTTCGAATTGTCTAAGATCAAGATGTTCTAGTACTTCCATTGTGATTTTGTTAATAACTTCGTTTGAGTTTTTCTTTGTAGTCATGTCTTTCTCCTAATTTATTGGTTGATGATGAAAGGGTTGTATCGCATATCGTAAGACGCAAAAGTCAAACAAACTCAGGTGCTAGGTTTACTTAGGACTTGGCATGGCAGATCAGACCTTGCCCCAACATAGGTCTGCCATACCCAAGTTCTTAGGAAACATTGTCCACTTCCTTAGTTTGTTTGAAGAATAGCCTGAGCAACCACAACACATTCGATATGCTTTTGTGGCTGATATGCGAAACAAGACTGCATCAACCAAGAAATTAGACGAGAAAGATATGACGTCTCGACAAAGAAAAAGTCAAATGAAGTTATGTTTGTGTTGTGTGTACTGTGTGTATGTCTTTGATATCATTGAGGAATTGAAATGCCCTTGACAAGCATTTGAATAGGGGTTTATAAAGGGGGGTAAGGGGGGATCTCTTGTTAACACAGAATAGAATTACAAAGAAACAGAAGCTATTAGTTGATACGATCGTAGCAAGTGGTTGTAGTGTAACTAAAGCTAGTGCCATAGCAGGATACGCAAAAGGTGAATCAGGAAGAGTGACAGCTAGTAAGACTTTGCGATTGCCTCATATCCAAGAGTATATGCAACAAAGGGTTAGAGAAAGTATAGGATTGAATGCTACGAAAGCATCTAATAAGATGTTACAGTTAAGCAGTAGTGCTAAGAGTGAGTATGTTCAGCTTGAAGCTAGTAAAGACATACTAGATAGGGCAGGGTATAAGCCTATAGAGAAGTCCATGAACTTAGTGACTGGTAATATAAATGTAAGTATAGACTTGACATAGATTGATGGGTAGAGCTACAGATAGATATGCAAAGTATGATATACTAGGGGTGGGGGTAAAAATGTGTGCAAGTACTACTACAACACGACCCACACAAACATTAATAGCTGAAAAGGTACGTTATGGCTAAGACACCTGCATGGACAAGAAAAGCTGGGAAGAATCCTAAGGGTGGATTAAATGCAAAGGGTCGTGCCTCATATAAGGGTGGCACATTGAAAGCACCAGTTAAGAGTGGTGACAATCCTAGACGAGCTTCTTTTTTGGCTCGTATGGCAGGAATGAGAGGTCCAGAGAAAGATGCTAAAGGCAAACCTACTAGATTATTATTATCGCTTCGTGCATGGGGTGCTTCGAGTAAAGCAGATGCTCGTGCAAAGGCTAGAGCAATATCGAAACGAAACAAAGCAAAGAAAAAGGCTTGACGAGACTAAAAGAAAAGTTGAAGTATTAAGGAAACAACTTAAAGAAAGGAAAGCTAAAATGCCAATGGGTAAAGGAACATATGGAACTACTAAGGGTAGACCACCAAAGAAGAAGATGACTGCAAAGCAAAAGACATTACCTGCTTCTTTACAGAAAAAAATTATGGCATCTAAGAAGAAGAAGTAGATGGCAGTTAATGCAGCAGGTAATTACACTAAGCCTACAATGAGAAAGGCTTTGTTTAATAGGATCAAAGCGAGTAACAAAGGAGGCAGATCAGGACAATGGTCTGCTCGTAAGGCACAGATGTTAGCCAAACAATATAAGGCTAAAGGTGGTGGTTATAGATAATGGCACTTGCTAAATCACAAAGGTCGCTTCGTGCTTGGACAAGACAAAAGTGGAGAACGAAATCAGGTAAACCTAGTACACAAGGGTCAAAGGCAACTGGCGAACGTTATCTACCTGAAAAAGCAATTAAGGCTTTATCTTCCAGTGAATACTCCAAGACTACGGCTCTTAAACGCAAAGCAATTAGAGCAGGTAAACAAGTATCTAAACAGCCCAAAAAGATTGCAAGAAAAACGAAAAGCTATCGATCTTATTCATAGGTTAAAAGAATGATTAATATATATTTCGAACTATTTAGATTTTTTAATAAGATAGGTAATTATTTTTATAATAAATACTGTAGGGCATTACACAGCAAACAAGTGAGTCGCAAAACAAGAGTTGTTAAATGACATTCTTACATACTTTAAAGGTTGAAGAAAGACGAATACTTCGTGAAGTTGTAAAGCGAGTTCACCTGAAACATCACCCTGAACAATTCTGTACTGATAGGGAAGCCGACAAAGTAATAGCTGTCATTGGTCCTGAGACTGTAGATACTCTTTTGAGAGTCGGAGTTAATACCAAAATTGATACAGTTTAAATACAAACCTGATGGTCAAGTCATAAAAGACTTTATGAAAGACAATACATTTTTTCGTGGCATCAGAGGTCCAGTTGGTAGTGGCAAGTCTGTTGCTTGTAGTATAGAAATATTTAGAAGAGCCTTAATGCAAGAGCCTGATAAGAATGGCAGAAGAAAAAGCAGGTGGGCGATTATCAGAAACACTAACCCACAACTCCGTACCACAACGATTAAGACTTGGCTTGACTGGTTTCCTGAGAATGAATGGGGAAAGTTTATGTGGTCAGTTCCCTATACACATATGATAACAGCAGGTGACTTGGAGATGGAAGTTATATTCCTTGCACTTGACAGACCTGAAGATGTTAAAAAATTACTTTCGTTAGAACTTACTGGTGTATGGGTCAACGAAGCTAGGGAAATACCTAAGTCAATTATTGATGCTTGTACTATGAGAGTTGGCAGATATCCTAGTGTTAAAGATGGTGGTGCATCTTGGAGTGGTGTTATCTGTGATACTAACAGTCCTGAAGAAGATCACTGGTGGTCTATTATGAGTGGCGAAGTTCCAGTTCCAGACCATATAACTTTGGAAGAAAGTCGTATGTTAATTAAGCCTGATAACTGGCAGTTCTTTACACAACCTAGTGGTATGCTTGAAGAAAAAGATGAAGATGGTTCTGTCACTGGATACAAGCCAAACAAAAATGCAGAGAACAGACATAATATATTAGAGTCATACTATCCTAACTTGGTACAAGGAAAGACTAAGAGTTGGATAGATGTTTATGTAATGAATAGGCTTGGTAGTATCCAAGATGGTAAGCCAGTTTATAATATGTTTGTTGCCGATACCCATGTTGCAAAAGAAGAAATACCAGTAGCAGATGGTGTTCCAGTATATATTGGATTGGACTTTGGACTTACTCCTGCTGCAGTCTTTGGTCAAAAGGTTAGAGGCAGATGGAATATACTACAAGAGATTGTAGCTTTTGATATGGGTATTGTTAGGTTTGCAGAATTGTTAAGAGCAGAAATAGCAACACGATATGCAAACTGTGAGGTGCATATCTATGGTGATCCTGCAGGAGACTTTAGATCGCAGACAGATGAATCTACACCTTTTCAGGTTTTAAGAGGTGCAGGATTGAGTGCCAGACCTACAATGAGCAATGATGTTGCCTTAAGAATTGAATCTGTGGCATCTGTACTAAATAGAATGGTTGATGGGTTATCAGGAATTTTGATTGACTTTAGGTGCAAAGAATTGGTAAAAGGGTTTGAGGGTGGTTATCAATATAGACGTATGCAGGTTTCAGGTGAACGATATGAAGATAAACCTCTCAAAGACCGATACTCACATATCCATGATGCTTTGCAGTATTTGATGTTGGGGTCAGGCGAGGGAAGGCAGGTACTAGGCATGAATAAAAAGATTGAAACTTTTAATGCTAGAGTAGAGTATGATGTCTTTAATCGTAGACCAAAGCAACAAAAGAGGCAGGGTCTATGGGCAAGAATGTAAGGAGAAGCTATGTGTTTACCAAGTGGTAGAAGTTCTCCTCCTCCTCCAACTAAAGAGGAGAAGGAAGAAGAAATGGAAAGAGAAGCAGTAAAAGAAATTGAAACTGAAAAGAGAGCAGATGCTCGACAAGATGTGCTTGAAGAAAATATCTCTCGAAAAAGAAAAGGTAGTGGTAGACGATCTTTGCTAAGAGGTTCAGGTGGTGGCATAGGTTTCTACAACGAATACGATAACTAATGCACGAAAAAACTGTAAGTCAAATGTTGCAAAGATATGAGAAAGCTCTTTCTGTAAGGTTAGAGTTTGAAGATCTTTATGATGAAATCTTTGAGTATTGTTTGCCACAACGTCAGGGTTTTAAAAACTATTCGGCAGGTGAAAGACGAGATGACAAGATCTTTGATGAGACTGCAGTTGTAGGTATTCAAGAGTTTGCATCAAGACTTCAGTCAGGATTGACACCTAACTTTGCAAGATGGGCAGACTTTGTTACTGGTCAGGAAGTTCCTGAAGAAGAAAAAGATGATATCAATAATGCACTTGATGGTGTCACTGATTATGTATTTGAGATATTGCAGACATCAAACTTTGCTCAAGAGATACATGAATGCTTTATAGACTTGGCACTAGGTACTGCAGTCCTTTGTGTTATGGAAGGTGATGCAGTTAATCCCATTAGGTTTCAATCAATCCCATTGCCTCATGTAGTTTTAGATACTGGACCTGATGGCAAGGTCGATCATGTATATCGTGAACGTATGTTAAAGAATGAAGATATACCAGTTGCCTATCCTAATGCAGTCTTGACTCCACAGATGGCAGATAGAATAACTAGAAATCCTGAAAGTAAAACTAAGATACTTGAGGTATCATGTAGATTATATGATGATCCTAATGTTGAAAAGTATGGATACTATGTCATAGATGTAGCAGATAAAGTTATGATAATGACTGAGATCTATACTGGTGTAGGATCAAATCCATTTATTGCATTTAGATGGAGCAAGGCAAGTGGCGAAGTATATGGCAGAGGTCCTGCATTAAATGCTCTTAGTGCAATCAAAACTTGTAACCTTACTATAGAAATGATTTTAGAAAATGCACAGATGTCTATATCAGGTATCTATCAGATTGATGATGATGGTGTAATTAATGTTGATACAATCAACCTAGTCCCCGGCACAGTGATTCCTAAAGCACCAAACTCACAAGGGTTGCAACCAATAAGATCAGCAGGATCATTTGATGTGGCTAACCTTATTTTAAATGATATGAGAAATAATATAAAGAGAGCTTTGTATAATGATATGTTAGGTGATCCCAACAGAACACCTGCATCAGCTACCGAAGTTGCAGAACGTATGGCAGATCTGTCTCGTAAGATAGGATCAGCATTTGGCAGACTGCAATCTGAGATGGTGCAACCATTATTACAAAGAGTTGTCTATATATTACAGAAGCAGGGTCGGATAGAAATGCCGACAGTTAATGGTAGAGAAGTAAAGATTCGTAGTGTTTCTCCCCTAGCACAAGCACAATCCAATCAGGATATTGTGTCACTGAATAGATTTCTACAAACTGTGGCAGGATCATTCGGTCCTGAGATTTTAAATATATTAATATCTTCAGAAGAAACTGCATTGTATCTAGCCAAAAAGTTTGGTGTACCTGATAACTTAATAAGAGATGCAGATGAAAGACAGCAGTTAGTACAGATGGCACAGCAAGTACAACAGATGCAACAACAAGGAGAGTTACCAAATGCCTCAACACTTGGGGGTTGATGGATACCCTAGATCCAAAGAACAAGACGAACAAATTTCAAAAGTAATAGAATCAGTATTCAAAACTCCTAATGGCAAGGAGATGTTACAGTATTTAAAGTCAGTTACTATCGAAGCAATTAGTGGTGCTAATATATCTGATGCAGAACTTAGACACCTAGAAGGGCAAAGATATTTAGTGGCTTTAATAGTCAAGAGAATCAATCATGCAATGAGGTTAAAACAATGAGTGAAGAACAAGTTACACCAACAGAATCTGCTACAGATACCCCAACAGAAACTACTGCACCTCCAAGTGTTACTGAGTCTGTAGCAGAACCAACAAGACCTGAAGGACTACCTGAGAAGTTTAATACTTGGGAAGATATGGCTAAGTCATATTCTGAGATGGAGTCTTGGAAAGGTAAAAAGACTGAGGATATAAAAGCAGAAGTCTTGCAAGAACTAGAGACAGAAGCCTACTCTAACAGACCTGCAAGTTCAGGTGACTATCAAATACCTGAAGTATTAGATGAGGGTGAAGCTGCAACTAATCCACTTCTTAAATGGTGGGCAGATTATTCTTGGGAGAATGGCTTATCACAAGATGAGTTTAATGAGGGAATAACTAAATGGGCAGAGCATACTGGATCAAATCAACCTGACCTTGAAGCTGTAAAGAAAAGTCTAGGTGACAATGCTAACCTAAGAGTAGAAGCTACACAGTTATTTGTGCAGAAGTTTTTTCCTGAAGAGTTGCAAGATGCAGTTGCAGAACTGGGATCAACAGCAGAGGGAATCAAAGCATTAGAACTAATACAAAGATCAATGCAACAAACTAATGTTAATCCACAAGCCACTGCACCTGCTAAAACAACTATTGAAGATCTTATGACTAAGATGAAAGATCCTAGATACTATGATCCTACAAGAAGAGATAGGGCATTTGTTCAAGAAGTGACAGATGGCTTTAAGAGAATTTAAAGGCGAGGGTATCTATGATGGATACCCAATCGTCAAAGCCAAAGTAAGTCATGTAGATTACCTGCAAAATAACTTAAGAGATGCAGATGTTAGGGAGTGCATTATACATGGTGCTACTCCTTTTCGTGCATTGATGGCAGGTATTAGAGAACCAAATGGCGAAAGTTATACTGTAATGGTAGACAAAAAACCTGCTTTAATGTTTGGTTGCAACCCAATATACAGTAATATGATAGGTAAAATATGGGCATTAGGCACATATGATATTGAAAAAATACAAAGAAAGTTTTTAAAATGGTGCAATCCAGTAGTGGATTACTACCAAAAACAATATTATCAACTAGAAAATGTAGTACCTGCAGACCATGCCAATACCTTATCATGGCTTGATTTCGTAGGTTTTGAGATTCTTGATCCACCAGTTATGATAAATGGTTTTGCAGTTTTACGATTTGTACGTTGCAAAGGCGAAGAAATTTTGGTAAACAAAGAATATAGCCCAGTTGTTAGCTGATAGCCCTTACGGATAACTAGATGATGCTAAGATGGATAACTAGATAAAATGTAACATTAACTTTTTTGAGGAGAACTATAATGGCTAATACAATAGACACAGCCTTTATTACGCAGTTCGAGACAGAAGTTCATTTAGCTTATCAAAGAATGGGTAGTAAATTAAGAAATACTGTCCGTACTGTAGCTAATGTGAGTGGAAGTACAGCACGATTTCAAAAGATCGGTACTGGAACTGCATCAACTAAATCCAGAAATGGACAAGTAACACCAATGGAATTGGCACACACCACAGTAGATGTGAGTATGTCTGACTTCTATGCTGCTGAATTTATCGATAAGTTAGATGAATTAAAGACCAACATAGATGAGAGACAAGCTGTTGCAACAAGTGCTGCGGCTGCTCTTGGTCGAAAGACTGACGAGATCTTATATACTGCTATGGACTCAGGTGCTAATAGTTCAGCATTGCATGACACAAGTTCTGCAGTTGAAAAGGCAGACTTACTAAGTGCGTTTGAAACCTTTGGTACAAATAACATACCTGAAGATGGTGGCAGATATATTGCTATGCACCCAAAGGGATATGCTGACTTATTTTTAATTACTGAGTTTGCATCATCTGACTTTGTTGGTGAGCAAAACTTACCATTCGCAGGTGGCATGAGTATGAAAGAGTTCTTAGGATTTAAGATATTCTCTACTGCTGCAATTACTGCAGGTAAGAATATGGTCTATCATACAAGTGCAGTAGGATTAGGTATTGGTGCTGACGTAAGTACAGAACTAAATTATATACCTGAGAAAGTATCTCACTTAGCAACCTCAATGATGTCTATGGGTGCTGTTGTTATTGATAACAATGGTGTCTATGAACTTCTTGATAACAATTAATAGGAGGATCAAATGGCTTACGCAGCAAGTGGACTTCATAAAATGGCAGGTGCTAGTGGTGTTCAACTCTTTATCTACCAAACAGCAGATGCTATTGCGACTGTAAATACTGCAGGGTATTTTAATGATGCAGCAGGTATGCTGAATATTAGAGATCTCATTATAGTGATGGATACTAATACACCAACAACAAGTTTTGTTTCAGTTTTATCTAATACTGGATCAGTGGTTGACGTTTCAGACGGAACTGCTGTAGCAGAAACAGACTCAGACTAAAGGGAGGGGGAGCAATCCCCCTTATCTTACATGGCAAGTACTGTAGCAAATTCAGCAATTGATATAGCATCTAGGGCATTAGTTCTTATAGGTGCAGAACCAATTACATCTTTTGACTCATCTAGTACTGAAGCATTGGTAGCAAGTAATATGTATGAAGATACTGTTCGTGCTACATTGGCTACAGCAAGATGGAGGTTTGCATCAGAACAAGCTGTACTAAATCAACTTACAGATAAACCCACTGGTAGATTTGATATTGCTCATCAACTACCAAGTGATCTTCTTGTTCTTCATGGTGTAACTATCAGTGATAGATTAATAGAATATACTGTGTATGGT